GTACTTTCTTATTATCGTCTTTTGTGACATCAAATATTATAAACGCAGAGTAATCTTTATTTGTGCCTCTGGCGACATCAACCGTACAAACATATAGACGACCTTTTTCTGGTCTCTTAAACATTCTTAATCCACCTTTAGATTGTATCGGGTCTAGGTAAACTGTGTTCTTAATTTTCGCTGGTGAGATAAGTGTATCAACACTACCTAAAAACTCACACTCAAACTCTTGCGCAAATTGTTCTTCACTGGTGTTTCTTATTGTATCTTCTTTCCACTTTTGATCTCTACCTGGTACCTCTGACCAATGTACTTCAATAGGTATATAATCATTTCTTTTATTTTCTGCGTCAGTCCATATCTTATAAAACTGGTTCATACCGTGAGGTGTTGATACTATAATCAATTTCGTTTTTGTACCAGAAGATATTGTAGGATAAACTGAACTAAAAAACATATCTGATATATTCGCTGGAACGAAAGCAAACTCATCTAAAAATATTATATTATAAGAACCACCTCGAATGGCTGATGATGATGTTGCCGCTGCGACTATTGTTGATTTATTTTCTAACTCAATATTACCTTTGTTCCAATTAATGATACCTTGTTGTAACCATTTAGGTAAATTTTCATATGCGAGTTGTAAACGACCAAGTATATCTCTCGCAGTTGATGATTTGTTAGCTAGTATTGCTATGTTTGAATTAGGATTAAATAAAGCGTAGTGTAATAAGTAAGATATGGTTGTTGTTGATTTACCTGATTGCCTAGGTAGTTTACAAATGGTAAATCTATTTTCGTGTATTGTTTGTACTATCTTTTTTTGAAAGTCATACATCTTAAATGGTATAAGACCTTCATCTAAAGAAACTATACGAACATAGTTTTCCATAAAGTATAAAGGGTCTTCAGCACATTTTTGAAATTCTTTTACTTCGTGTTCACCAAACTCAACAGGTGTGTTTACTTTCTTTAAATTTGGATTACCTAGATATGCATCATTACTCATATACTATTGCCTCTATGTGAGTATAACCTAATTGAACAGCTCTTGTTACTCTTTGTCCACCCTTTTGCACACTATATTTTTTTTCTAAATACTCTGCACCTAGTGCACCAAACCTATTTACATAACTTTGTTTATGTTTAAATACCTCAATAGGTTGTTCCATAATATCTGTAATTTTATCTACACCTTGATCTAATTTAACATTGTACTTATGATAATGTTGATTATAAGTTAAATCACTAATCTTTAGTATCTGTTTTCTCGGGTGTGATATTTTTGCCTTCAAAGTTTTCATTTTCTTTTTTACGCTCACTATTTGTTTCAACAGTTTTTTTATTTAACATTTTTTGTAATTCAGCTGTTGATCCTACAAACAATGCGTTTTTTATATTGGCATTTGCTGTTTTAGGTAACTCTTTTAAATCTTTAAGTTTCTTTTGTAAGTCTTGTAACTTATCTACTGTTTGACCTACTTGTCCTATTAACTGACCAGCGACTTCATAAGCTCTAGGGTGTTGACCTTCCCTAGCAATGTCAAGTATTCCATCAATCGCCTCTTGTCCTCTTTCAATTAAATTATAGTAATTTTCCCTACTATATTTGTAATCATTGTCAACATCAGCTTTCTTATCATCTTCTCTACGTGGTACAGCTGGTTTAAATTCTTGTTTGACAATTTCTTTACTAGGCTCTTTTTTTTCTATACCTAATATTTCGTTTACCTTTTCTTCTAATTTACTCATATTACTATTTATTATATTACATTATAGTTAACCACACACCTAACGTTATGTTGAGGTTGACAACTTGTATGCCAATGTTTACCATTGAACATAACTACTCTACCAGCTTTAGGTGTTACTCTTTTTGATTCTTTTAATTCACTCATTAGTGGAACCTTATCATAACCCTCAAATAAATTTTCATATATGACTGTATCGCCATCACTATCATTGACATAATATAAAACAACCATATGATCTATGTCAGCATCAACGTGTGGTGCATCAATACTTCTATCTTTTAAATTTAATGGTAATTGTAAAAATGATCGACCTTGTAAACAATCTTTTCTAATAAAATTTATCTTATTACAAGCGGCATCAATAATTGTACACATTTCTTTGTGCCACTTAAAAACATTTTCTCTATTTGATATAAATTTATAATTAAAACCAGGTCTTTGTTGTTTGTTATCTGGTTTAGTGACATCTGGTATAAACTGCCATCTAATTTTATTAAAGATTATTTGCTGTATTTTTCTTTGAGCTTTAGAGTCAATAATATTGTCAAATATATAAATGTCATCAATCATAATATAATATTTATTGAGTTTTAATTAAGTCCAACGGACTATGACAATACCTTTACCACCTCGTTCTGTTCCATCGGCTATTCCACAAGGTATGTTTCCACCACCTCCACCGCCACCTTTATTTGCCGTAGCAGCTTGAGCAACAACTGTAGTTGGAGTGCCTGGAGAACCACTAAATCCACCTTGACCTCCTCCACCTTGACCACCTTGACCACCAGAGCTTGTTACACCATTAAATGCACCACCACCTCCGCCACCAGCATAGTAAACTGGAGTTGAGTTATCTGCAATAGTATATGCTTTACCTATACCACCTTGACCACCTGTAGTTTGACCTGATCCTGTGTTTCCAGCAGCACCAGCGCCACCTCCACCACCCATTTGAACAGGCACGTTTGATTCACCACCATATGCACCTGGGTTTGCACCTGGCGCACCAGGGTTACCAAATCCATAAGCGCCTGATTCACCTGATTGAGTAGGTTGAGTACCTTGTCCAGCATTTATTCCACAAGCAGAAATATTGAACGCACCATAACCACCACCTCCTCCAGAGCCACCATTCATTCTAGCAACAGCAGGGGCAGGGTGTGGTGAGAATCCAGGTTTTCCAAAATTAGGATTACTAGGTCCTACTTCAGTATAACCACTACCAGCTGCACCACCACCAATAGCAGTTAAAGTACCAAATACAGAATTTTGTCCATTAGCGCCTACACCACCTACACAGCCTTGTAAAGGACCTTTTAAACCACCTTGACCAACTGTAACGGAAAGTGTTCCACCTGGTGTTACAGTAAATCCTGGTCTATAAATTAAACCTCCTGCTCCACCTCCTCCACCAGAACCTCTACCACCTCCAGCAACAACTAATACGTCAACCGAACTAACACCTGTTGGTACGCTAAATGTACCAGATGATGTAAATATTTGAAATAATTTGTTTGTAACTGTAATAGAAAATGATCTACTCACTGTATTTGAAGCAGAATCAGTTGCTCTAATTACAAAGTTAGAAGTTGTATCTGCACCTACAGCTGATAATGTTCCTGAAATGATACCTTTATCGCCTGAGCTACTTGATAATGATAAACCAGCAGGTAAAGAACCTGATTGTAATTCATATGATACAACACTTGTTGAGTCTGGATCGTATGCTTGAACTGTATAAGATACAGTCTCTCCTTCTTCGTTGGTTCCTAAAGAACCAGCTGATGTAATCCATATCGGACTTGCGTTTATATCTAATTGATTTGCTGCTACAGTAGATAGACCTTCACCATTTGTAAGTTGAATATCATAAGGTGTATCATAATCATTAACACTAGTATGAGTAACCACAGCAGTTATTTGTGTCGCTGAATTTCTTGTAACTGTAGTAAATTCTACTACCTTACCAGAGTTGTTTATTAATCTTGCGTTTGAACCAGCAGTAAATCCTGATCCTGTAATTGTAAGAGTTGTTGTTGAACCACTTGATGTATCAACACTTGTAGGTGACACAGATGTAAATACAGGTGCAGCTTGTTTTAGATTACTTCTTAATACTTTTTTAAGTGTAGATGATGACGTGTCAAATATTAATGTAAAATCACCATCATTTGCTGTCTCTGATAACTCTGGTTGACCTGTGAGTGCAGTCTTATTTAACTCACTACTAGTTACTGAACCAGCCGCTAGTTTATCTGCGTTTACTGCGTCATCTGTAATTGATGCTGTTTTTATTTTGTTAAGTGCCATAATTCTCTCTTACTATTTATACTATTTATCTCGCTGTTACTGGTGTTCCTGTGCTAGATACGAAAGGGTGCTCAGCAAACGCCCAGTATATAAACGTTTCACCACTAGCATTTAAATGTCCCACACTACTTCTAATTTTGAAACCGTTGGAAACTATATCAATATCTTGGTCAGCTGATGTTGTATTTGTTATATCAAAATGTAAAGCGTTTTCAACAGGGTTTCCTGGGTCTCGTTTAGTATCCCAACATTGCCAGTTTGCAGCCGTACTTCCTGTTCTTTTAAAAACCACATATGCAGGCCTAAAGCCACAGTGCGCAAATGGACCATCTGCATTACCATTACCCTCATAGGTTCCTATTCTACAAAAACCTTTAATTTCTTTCCAACAATAAGCTACAAATGTTTCACCAGAACTATCTCCTTTTACATCTCCTGAACTTCCTGTAGTAAAAACAGTTGACGTAGGTTCTACATCATTCCATCTAGTATCACTTGTAGTTGAACCACCAGTAGAATTTAACTGTATGTATTTAGTGGCTCCTAAACCACTATGATAGACTTGCCAATTTGCTATATCTGGTTCTCTATTTTTTAAAATAATTAAATCTGGTTTTGTACCTAATCCGTGGCCAATAGTTGTTCCTGTAACTGCATTTCCTGTGTAAGTAACAATACTAAAACCTGAAGTCTGATTAACTGTTACCTTAGATTTGATAGAACCATCAAAGTTTGTAGAACCAAATGATGAGTTTGTATTTATTTGTCCACCCATACCTGCATGAGCTGAACATTGATAATATAATGTTGGTGCAGATGCAGCGACTGTAATTCTAGTATATGCTCCTGAACTTCCTGGGGTTCCATTTGTCGTCACTCCAGTCGTATATTCTCCACCAG